GGATACTTGCCGAGCGAACCAGCCGCGGTGCCGGCCGTGGTGTCACCGGCCGAGCCAGAGGTGGTCGAGTAGCGAAAGACGATATCAGAGGCCGTGATAGCCATCGCGAGCTCCTAGGACTGGGTAGCAGACGACAGGTACCGGTCGCCTGCTCGAATCATACACCCGAGAGCTTAGGCTACGTACGTGTTGAAGAAGGTCATCATGTCACTCGCGCTGTACGCGCTCGCCGTGTCGTGCCCGCCGCTCGCGACCGTCCGCTTGCTCGCCTCGGCCGCGTACGGCGTGATCTTCGCCAGGAACGGGTCAACGTGCGTCGCCGGAGGCGCGGTCACGTCGTCGAGCACCTCGACCAGCCTGATCGCCGTTCCCCGGAACTCCCAGCCCTCGCGGTCAGCTGGACTGTGGCCGTTCAGTGCGGTGCGAAGAGCAGCGGTGGACGCGACGCCGTAGGCGTTGTAGAAGCCCTGCTGGTACGCCGCGATGGTCTCGGCGGTGCTCAGGAGAACGTCAGGATCCCAGTCGGTCCCGGGAACCATGAAGTAGCCGGCGACGATGTTCGGGATCGTCCGGCGAGCGATGAGGTTGAGCCCGACCGACCCGCCCATAGACCGGCCGTAGAGAACTACCGGCCCGATCGCGAACTGGGACCTGATCCACTCGTACATGTCCTTGTGATTCAGCATCGACGCGTCGTTCGCGTACCGGTCAGTGGTCGAGTCGTTGGCGGTGGCACCGTCCTGCGCCGACGCCACGATGTAGCCGGCAGAGGCCAGTGCGTTGCTCAGCAGGATCTCGTTCGAGATCTCCCACGGGCGGAGCTCGCCCGAGACGGACGATCCCGCCGGGTGCAGGTGGATGGCCAGCGGCGCGGGCTTCCGGGGGTCGTAGGTAGCGGGTAGCGAGAGGCGCCACTTGTCCCCACTGGTCGCGGTGTAGGTGATGTCGCGCTGGACAGCGCTCTCTACCTGGATCCCGCCGACGGTCTTGGTCCGAGTCGGCTGGCTTGACGCGATCACGGCGGCCACCGGTCCGATCGCGTGGCCGGTCAGGCCTCGGGTGTCGCCGACAGCCGCGCAGAGCTGACCGAAGGTCTTGCCGGTCAGAGCGGAGATCGGCACCACGTACTGGGAGGTGCTGTCGCTGTTCCCGGTTCCGGCGCGACGGAACGCGAAGCAGATTCCGAGAGCTGATCCGTCGATGGTGACGTGGTATCGGCCAGCGGCCGTCGTGCCCATGTTCGGGATGGTCGTGCTCGCCGCGACCCCGCTGACGTTGGATCCTCGGTACCAGTTGAGCGTGTTCGAGGAGCCGGTCATCCCGATCATGATCTCCTCGGAGTACGTGGAGTTCGGGTTCGTCACCGAGTTGTAGGCACGCTGCGACAGGCCGAAGTAGACGAACGAACCCGTGTCCTGCGACGTGAACTCGATCGTCGTGGCGATGTGAAACTTCTCGCCAGCGGTCACGTTGCGAGTCAGCGGAATGTAGGCGGCCACCGGGTTCGTCTCGGTGCTGTTGGCGTAGAGCTTGTTGCTGGAGACCTGGACGCCGGCGTTCGGCAGCCCGCTCAAGCTCGCCCACGACTGTGTGACCTCGACGGCATCCTGGTAGTCGATGACGTGCTGGCCCGCGTAGCGACGAGCCGTCTGGACGCCGTTGCGCTCGAGGGCGATCAGGGAGAGGGTGTCCTGGAGCGGCGCGAAGCTGCCGCCAAGTTCTGTCCCGATCTGCTCAACATCAGTGGGTCGAACGTAGTTGATGCCCACTCAGACACCAACTTGCATGACCTGCACCACGACCGTCCCCGACGCCGCACGTCCGTAGATGGGAGAGTCGGCAGGCAAGGTGATTGCGAGGGTCGAGCTCGCGACGATCAAGACACCGTTCGCGGTGCTGACGTCAGGTCCGCCGACGTAGACGTCAGCGGCCGGAATGATCATGATCTCCTGGTCGCGACCGTAGTCCGCGTCGGTCTGTGTGTCGAGGCGTGTCGCGGTCGTGGTGACGGTGACCCGGCTGGTCTTGATCGCCATGTGACTCCTAGGACTCAGGCGGCAGGCGCCGGCCATCGGGTTGAATCATACACCTTGGTGATGCCGCCCTTGCTCTCCGGGAAGTACCGTCTCCGAGCGAACGGACGCGAGAAGCCCTTGTCGGTGTTGTGCAGGAACTCGCGGTCACCGATCAGCTCTCCGGGCTCGCCGGGGTTGTCGTTCAGGGTGTCCTTGAGCTGGTTCGCGATCCACCTGCCGGCGTCCACCGAGACGGCCTTGCCCCAGGCGTCCTGCATCGGAACGTAGTCGCGCACGGGCTTGATCTTCCAGTCGTCAGGAAGCCCCTGGATCCGAGCGGCCTCGCGGTGCGTGATGCAGCGCGGTCGCGTCGGGTGGACGACCATGTTCAGGCAGCCGCCGGTGAGAACGTTGGCCCACTGGTCACCCGGCCAGCGGTAGGGTAGCGAGAAGCCCATGTCGAAGTTGCGACCGATGATCTTCTCCGACTGCATGAACCACGACTCGGGCAGCTTGCTGTCAAGCTCGTGGACGCGCTGCAGCGCGCGGCTCAGACCCTCGCCCCAGTTCCAGTCCTCGCCGTGCCTCCGAAGCGCGGTGAAGATGTCCTTGATCCGGTCGTGATGAATGTTGTCCTTGGTCTTGTGACCGTCGTACACGCCGCTCGCGGACTTCTGGCTCTGCACCCATCGGCTCGGCTCCTGCGCGTACGGCTGCTCGTCCCAGGTATCGGTCGCGTCCTGAAGGTCACCGATGACGTCCATGATCGACGGAACCAGGTCCGGGAGAGCGCTGCGGGTGCCGAACGGCAGTCCCTCTCGGACCGTCACCCAGAAGTAGCGCGGACGGTACGAGCGGCCGCCGACCATGAGGTTGTTCATGCGAACGTGGTGCAGGTCGTACTTGAGGCCCGACTCGCTCTCGAGGTGCCGGCGCATCTCCAGCATCGTCTCGCGGCCCTGCGTGTAGGCCTGACCGACCGACTCGTAGACGGTGGCGGTCGGCTTGACGCGTCCCGCGTAGGTGACCAGGTCCCAGGTGTGCTTGATCGCCTTGGCGTCCTTGCCGCGGTTCGCCGGACCGGTCCAGCAAGACCAGCTCGAGCACGGCGGGAGGCCTGCGACGACCTGGACGTCTCGCGGAATGTCCCACTGGCGGGGATCGTCGGAGAACTGGCTCTGCCACTGACCACCGAGCAGGTGCCGGTTGGCCTCTGCCATCTTGTTGCCGAAGTCGAGCGTGCCCGTACGGTGGACCATCTCGAAGCCCGCCTGCGTGAAACCGAGGGACATGAAGGCGGCGAGCCCGTTGCAGTCCACGAAGCGAAGATCAGACATCAGCGTCCTTCTGAGAGCCGGTTGGGTAGGGACGACCTTAACCTGCAACCCGCTCGAAAAAAGCCGCCAGGGCGCAACTATTCGGGGCTTCGCGCGAGTCCTGCGTTTGCCCACATGATGGCCTCCTCGATCTTGGTGATCGCGAGGGACTTCTCGCGGCCGTCAGGGACGACCTCGTTCAAAAGCTCGACGAGTGCCTTGCCGTGCTCACGGATCTGAATGTGCTTGACCGCGCGCTCCTCGGAAGGCGGGTGGTAGGTGAAGCGGTTGTCGATGTCCTGGCTCGAGATCACGATGTCCCCTAGACTGTCTGTAGGTGAAGTAGCTGCTCTCGGAGCCTGTCACGAGCCCCGCTGTTCTTCTGGCTCCAAAGCATGTCGGGTCGCTTGACGTCGATCGCCTCTCCGATGCTGATGCCGACTCCGCGCCAGGCGGGATCCCAGCCCAGCCAGAAGCGATAGACGACATAACGTCGTTGCGCCACGCTCAGGTTTGCGACCGCCTGTAAGATCTCACCGCGGTGGTAGCTCAGCTCGACGGACTCCAGGAGATCGGCCGCCTCGAGCATCTCCGTCAGGGTCAGGTCGTCGTCCATCAAGCTCATGACGGTGACGGCCTCATCAGGGACCTTCCCGCCGTGCCCATACCGCGGCGGGAGGCCGGTCCATCCGTTGCGTCGGACGCAGTCTTTCATCCGCATCTTCGCCGCCACCGTCAGCCACGACGGAAGCGCGCCCTTGCTCTCATCATACGTCGAGAGGGCCTTCCACATCGCGATCCTGCCCTCCTGGACGAGGTCGTCGTGGTCCTGGTGGAAGACCATCCGCTGGATGTTGTTCGCCTGCCAGTGGAGCCAACGGCTGTACGAGGCCAGCACTCGGTCGTGGTCGTCGAGTGCCTCGAGCTGCTGCTCATAGGAGAGCTGGTCGCCCCAACCGTCGTTCGGCTCGTACATCGGTCTTTCAGACGCCCTTCCGCAGAAACTCGTAGAACTTGTCAGCGGCCTCGACGACCTTCTCGGAGTCGTACATCTCGATGCCGTGTGCTTCCTGGTGCTGCGCGTACTGCCGTGCGTGGTCCAGCGCGGTGACGCGGAGCTGCTCGTTCGGGGTCATCTGCTTCTCCTAGGGTAGGTCATCTGTCGAGACGACGATGGTCGCGTGCTCTCGGTGGACGGTGTAGTCGCCGCTGGAGCCGATCTCCCAGATCGCAGCAAGTGTGGCAGACTGCTCCTCGTTGACACCCGCGTCAACGAGTCGGCTCATGATGACGGCTCGCTGCGCGGCCTCGCGGGTGATGTGGTTCCATCGGCCGTGCTGCTTCTTCTCTCGCCACCGCGGCCCGAGTGCACCGAGGGACGCCCAGCGGTTCAGGTCGAAAGGCGTCGTCTTGGTCGCGTAGCAGAGCTCCTGAAGTGTCATCCTCCAGCGCTCTCGCTCGGTCATAGCGGTTCGCCCTCGCAACAGTTGGCCTTGAACTTGCAGTGCGGGCAGAGCCACCGAGTCTGGATTGGGTCAAACTCGTTACCACAGCTCTGACACTCCATGGCGTGCCTGGTCGCGGGTCGCCGCGGCCAGTGCTGGTGAAGCATTCCTTGCTCGGCGAGCTCGCAGCAAGGCTCGCCGACCGGCTTCAGCATCGCCTCGATCAGCTCCTGCACGAGCTCGTCGTCGCTCACGGCTGCGTGACCTCGAAGCCACACGCCGCGTAGCCGGCGATGTCCAGCCAGCAGTCGTCCTGCTCGAGCCCGCCGGTCGCCATTCGCGCGACCTTGAGCAGCGTCATCATGGCCGCGACGTCGCCGGCCACAAGCGGCTGCTCATCAGATCGAGCGTCGAGATAGGCCTGCCACATCTCCGCGATCGCGTTGAAGGAGTCCTCGGGCGAGCCGTAGGAGTCCTCGCGGTCCTTGACGATGGTCTCCTTCGCGCGATCGAGTAGGTCGCCTCGTGGCGGCTGCTCGGCCGTCGAAACGCTCTTCTGTGCCTCCTCGATCAGGCGGACTGCCTCCTGCATCTTCGGATGCTTCAGCATCTGCTTGATCGAGTTCTGGAACGTCTCATTGATGGAACCGAAGTCCAGCGGATAGTCGTTCATCACTTGACCCTCTTCTCGAGCTTGTGCGGCGGGTGGTGGACCCCGTCGAACGGCGGCTGCCGTCCGTCGGTGTAGCGGATCACGACGTCTCCGTAGCGAACAGCGAGCACAACACCACGGCGCCCGTTATGCATGCGGCCGACCTCGTCGATGTACGCGTCGCCCTGAACTCGGACAATGTCACGACCGTGCAGGTTGCCCGCGCTGGTGATCTTCTGCCACTGCTCTGCGGGGTCGTCGGGCACGACGATGGTGATACCTCGGGCGAGCTTGCAGAAGGCCTCGAACGCGACGTCTGAGTCGACCAGGTTGGCGCCCGTGTCGGCCTTCCACGCTCGGAGTAGACGCTTGACCGCATCACGGGTCTCGCCGTGGATACGTGCCTCGTCGAGCTGGCCGTCTTCCCACGCTTCAGCGCTCCACGCCTCAGCCGCCATCAGCGAGGACTCCGTCCACACACTTGGCGCACAGGTCTTGTCCGTCGACCGGGGCGCCACCACGCCCAACATCGTCGAACGAGCGACGGCACCGGGGACACTTGTCAACGCCTGCCCGTGACTGGTAGCCTTCCTCACGCTGCTGACGCTCGATGTTCTTGTCCCACTTGGCTCGGTAGACACGTTCATAGTCCGCATCCACGACTCCAGCTGAGACCAGCACGTTCGCGATGAACATCTGAGCGTCGACAAGCTCGCTCGCGAGCGCCTCAGCGTCAGGTACCACAGCTTCTCCATCAGCAAGTACCGCCCAGGTCTTCCATCGCGTCTCCTCGAGTGCCTCCATGAGCTCGGCCACCGCGGCCAGAATGTTCCACCGGATGAACTCGGCGTGGTCTGGTCCGGTCAGGGTAGCCGGATCTCGTCCGTACACGGTCGTCTGAATGTCGCGCGTCGTGCTGAGCCAGTCCTGCATGCTACTTCCTCTCGAGCGTTCTGGTCAATGACCGGTAAAGCGCGTCACGCTCACCGGCGCCGGCCTGGTACGACTTCAGCTGGTTCTCGACGATCTGCTCGTCAGGCTCGACCTCGTAGTTGGCCGGAAGCAGCGTGAACGAGTGGTCCAGGTACCTGGCCTCCTCCCAGAAGGTGAAGACCGGTGTGCCCTGCGAGAGTGACTGCGCGAACCGGGTGTTCCACCAGGTGCCGTGACGCCCCGGCGCGATCAGGCAGCCCGCGGAGTCACGCAGCACCTGGAGTGCTGCCTTGTCAGACTCGATCTTGCTGCTGCGAGGCACCTTGACCACCGGCCAGGCGACGCTCTGCTGACCGAGCCACCGACCGTACGAGCTCGGCTCGTACGCCCAGTAGTGCGGCCGCGTCACCCGGTCGAGCGGCCGGTCGCCGCAGGCGTCGAACACGAGTACGTCGAGGCAGTGGAGCTTGATCTTGCCGCGCGCGCCGTCAGGTAGCCTTGTCTCAACCGAGGCCGGAAGCGTCCACGGGAGCGCGGGCACGATCGTGTCCGGCCAGGTGTCGTTCGCGAGACGGTCAACCGTCTCCAGCAGGCGTTGACGAGCCGACGGTGCGCTCGCGAGCTCGTAGTTCTGGCGGTAGGCGAAGAACTCCTTGAACAGCTTCTCGGGCGAGTTCATCATCGACATCAGTCCGGTCTCGAGCTTTTCCGGATCAGGCGCGTCCACCAGCAGCCTCAGGCGCGGGTCGTCGTTCAGCTGCGCGATCACGTCGAGCGCTCCGTAGGCGCGGTTCGCGCCGAGGCTGCCGAGTGGCGCGAGCCCGACGATCACGGCGTCGTAGTCGTCGAGGAACTCGTTCATCCGCGGATCGCGCCAGTCAACCTCGTGCCCCATCTCGCGAAACGCCTGGACGAGGTAGCCGGCGTAGTTGCCGACGCGCGAGTGGGCGACCGGGTTGCACTGCGTCGAGGTCATCCCTGTGAGCAGGATCTTCATCGCGGGTTCTCCTCGAGTGCCTTCTTGATCGCGTCGTCAAACGGCTTGAAGTGCTTGTTGAAGCCCCAGCCGCGGTCTTCCTTGACGGCTCGCTGGACGATCGTGTCGCAGTGGTCCTGGAACGACTCGTACGTCGGCATGAACCGGCGGAGCGCCTCGGCCTGGAAGTTTGCCACCTCGGTGAGCTGGCCGGTGCTCATCGACTCAACCTCCGGAATCGTGTACTTGTACGCCGAGCCGAGCGGATCAGCCTCACCCTTGTCGCACACGAGGACCGAGCGCACCTTTGCAGAGTACATGAACCGGCTCCGCCACCACCCGCTACCCGCCTGCGGGTAGGGCGGGCTAAGGATACCCCAAGACTCGTTGTAGCGTTTGATGACGTCCGTCTCGGTCTTGTACCGCTGTCCACCGTGCCGCGCGATCGCGGTCCGTGAGCCGAGGTAGGAGACGTCCCAGGAAGGCTGCTTCTTCTCGACCCACTGGTCGTGTGGCTGGATCGCACCGAGCACCCACTCGCGCTTCTTCTCATGCGGGTCAACCGGCTCGTGCGGCGCGATCAGGTCGTAGATGGTGGACGACGGGTCGAGCGCCTCGATCGCGCCCATCGCGCCTGGCATCCGCTTACGGATGATCGCTCGGTCACCCCAGTGGTACATCGGCATGACCGGCACCATGCCCGCGCGCCACCGCTCCTCGGTGAACGCGAAGCACTGCTCGAGAAGCGCGTGTTGATGCTCGCGGGTCTGTGCGTCGTTGTCACGCATGTAGTAGCGCTCGATCCGTAGCTTGCTCGCCGCGCCGGGGTCAGTCTCGGCGACGCCCGCGATCGCCTTCTCGGCGGACTCAAGCGAGTAGTGAGTCTTCGCGACATCGACACCTGTCTTGCCGGTCGAGATGAGGTACTTGTAGAACGCCATCGGGTTCCGCTGGAGTGACTGCATGCCGTTGAAGACCAGTGACGTAGCCCAGTCGTCGAAGAAGCCGACGCAGGGAAGCCCCGACCCTAGCGCCCAGAGGGCACCGGTCGCGCCCTGGCGGCCGTTCAGGCTGTTGATAGGGGCAAGGTTGACCCACGCCAGGTCGTAGCCTGACAGGTCCTCTCCCGGCTCGACGCGCCGCCAGTCAACCTCGTGCCCGCGCTCACGTAGTGCCTGCATGATCGCGTTCGGCACGTCGATCTTCTGGATCGAGTTGTTGCTCTTAGGCGGCGTCCCGAGCTGAAGCTGGGTGCAGCCGGTGGCGATGATTCGCACGCTGTCTCTCCATCTCTAACGTCCTTCGGAGCCCCTCACGAATACTACTTCGTGAGGGGAACCGGAGGACGTCAGCTCAGAATGGAGCGGACGGGGGCGGAGGCGGAGCGGGAATCCCGCCGTCCGCGGGCTGCTCGTACTGCTGCGGCGCGGCAGGAGCCGGAGCCGCGGGGGCAGCAGGCTGAGCAGCCCAGGGGTCCTGCGCCGGAGGGGCAGGCGGAGCAGCCTGCGGCTGAGGTGCTGGCGCCGGAGGGGCAGGCGGAGCCGGAGGAGCGGCCTGCGGAGGAGCCGGAGGAGCAGCAGGTGCCGGCGGAGGAGCCGCCGCCGGCATCGGCGGAGCCGCCGCGACCGGAGGAGCGGCCGGAGCTGCAGGAGCACCTCCCGGAGCGGCCGGCGTAGCGCCGTCCTGCGCCGGGAAGTACTTCTGGATCTCGTTCTTCTTCTCACCCTGGTACGTGCGGAACCCGACCTGGGCACGGAAGCGGCGGCCCTTCATGGCCTCCGCGATCTGCTCGTTCGTCGGGTGCTGCTTGAAGTACTCCTGCGGCAGCCCGACGGCCTTCATCTTCGCGAAGAAGTAGCCGAGCGCACCGGGGGAGTCCGGGGTCAGGACGATGTTGTCCCACACCTGACGGTTGTTGTGGGGACCGCCGACGACCTTCGCGGTGATCATCCACATCGGGTTGCCCTTAGCAGTGGGCTTGAACTTCGAGTCCTTGATCTCCATGTCGTACGGACCCTCGGGGATCGGCTCGAACGAGCCAACGTCCCCGGCGTCCTTGATGGCGGCTGCATCGGGTCCGGGTTGGGCCACTCCTCGACGGCGAGCGCGCCGACGACGTCCCAGAAGTACGTGACGATGACGCCGAGCTGACCCTGCAGGTAGGGACGCATGATGCCGTCCTGCCCGGTCCGTGCCATCGCTGTGAGCACGACCGCCTCAAGCGGGTTGGTCGGGTGCATCGTCAGGTCGCGGATGTTGCGCAGCAGGCTGGAGAAGTGACGAAGAAGCTCGCCCCAGTGCTGCATCTTCATCTGCTCTGTCCCCGCGATGTTGTCGATGCACTTGACCTGCAGCTCCGACACCGAGTCGATGATCAAGCTGCGGAACTGGTGACGGCCGAGCTGGAGCCACTGGTAGGCCCGCAGGACGGTGTCGTAGTTCTGTACCGAGACGACGCACGTGTCCCAGGTCCCGTCCGCAACAGGCGGCTCGTCACGCAGCGGGTCCCACATAATCGCCCGGATCGGCAGGAACCGCGCACCTCCCTCGACGTCAAGCATCAGTCTCGGGTACGGGGCCGTGGCCGCGATGGTCGACTTGCCCGCCTTGCTCTCGCCGTAGACGAGTAGCGAGAGGCTCCGCTGAATGCCCGCACTCGCGGGCACCGGGTAGGCCGCGGGGACCACGGCGGTGGCTTCCTCTGTCACTGTGTCACTCCTTTCAGTTGTCGAGCTTGGTCTTGGACGGGTCGTCGCTGCCGTAGTACGAGTACGGGCTTGCCTGCTCGTAGCCGGCTTCAAGCGCCTGGTCGACGGCCGAGCCGTCGTCGAACATCGGGCAGATCGCGTAGAAGTCGCACTTCCAACTGCAGTCACGGGTCGGTCGCGGGTACGCGACGAGGTGATGATCAGCTCCCTGATCGAGCGCGTCTCTCACGGACATCAGGGTCATGAGCTTTCCCTGCAGCCGGGTCCAGAAGTTGCGGAGCGTGAAGACGTTGTGGCGGACCTCGATCTGGTCGTAGAAGGGCGGGCGTGCCGCGGCGGTCCGCTTGACCTTCTTCAGGACGGTGATCAAGGCGCCCTCGACGCGCTCGGTTTCGTTCTTCTGGGTCGCCTCCAGCACCATGTATGTGAGGAACTGCTCGTCCATGTGCGACGTCTTGGCGTTATCCGCCGGGTTCCCGCTGGTCTTGAAGTCCCGCAGGAGGCGGACACCGTCGATCTTCCGGCGAACTCGCTGGTCGATCTTGCCCATCAGGTGTACCCGGCCGTCGAGCATCGGAACCGACAGGCGCTCCTCGGAGGACACGATCTCGAGGTCCGCGTCGATACCCTCGTCCTCGTTCCACTGGAGGTAGCCCTCGAGCATGATTCGCCCGAGCTCGGCCTCGTTCTCGAAGTCGGTCGGGTCACGGTAGTCGAGGTCCATCAGCTCGCGGTCAGCACGGACGAGCTCGTGCCAGTGGCCGACGAGGTCAGCGTCCTCGATCGTCGGGTCCATGACGTCGTTGTAGTAGAGCTCGAGGGCCTTGTGCACCCGTGAGCCGAGTGCAAGCGGGCCGCTGAACGACTTCTCGCGGCGGTGCCACTGCTTGTAGTAGTGGAGGTACCACTTGCGTCGGCAGTCGCCGAACGTACTAAGCTCTGAGTTGGATACGCCGATCGGGTCGGTCACCGTCCGTCCGCCTTGCTGTGGCGGATGGTCTTCTGGTCGTCGACGAGGGTGTACGTGCGACCGCCGTCCTTGGAGAACGCCCGGCCGTCTCGGCGGTTCTGCCAGAGACCGTCAGGCTCGCCCGAGATGCCGTCGTGGATGCGGATCCAGTCCTCGGGGTCGTCGGTCAGCTCGGACAGGGGTTCGAAGCGAAGCAGCTTCTCGACGACCCCGATCATCCAAGGAGCCGAACCGCCCGAGTGGCCCTGGTCCGCGAACACCTGGACGAGCTCGAGGACACCGTCCCGTCCGAGCTTGTCGATGTCATCCGAGTTCTCGGTCATGCCGATCTTGTCCAGCTCGCGCTTCGCGTGCTCTACCAGGTTGCTCATCAGTCTTCCTCCTTCAGCAGACGGAGGAGCGCGTCGTTGTCACGCACGACCTCCTCGAAGTTGACACCCTTGCGGTCTAGCGCCTCTACGACCTTGCCCTCGATGGTGCCCTCGGTGGTGTAGTCGATGACGATGATGTTTTCGTGCTTCTCGCTGCCGATCCGGCGCACGCGCTTGATCGCCTGCTTGTCCTCGACGAGCGATGACGGACGCTGGAGCCGGCAGAGGTAGCGCGCCGCGGTGAGCGTGACGCCGGTGCCGCCTGCCCCGCTCGTGAAGAGCATGAACTGCAGCTTCCCGTCCTG